AATACTGTGATTGTTATTAATTGAAACAAGGGGAAAACAAAATGATAAACAATAAATACTTTTATGAAAATGGCGAGTATAAGGAAGGATCAATACCTCAAGAGTGTATTAATGACTGTTCTCATTCTGGTCAATGTATTGATGATATTCAATATTGGGTTAAAAAACTTGACTTTGACTTTAATAAAGATCAAGGTATTGACTATTTAAAAGCCTATGGTGCATGGGATGATGAACAATTATTAAATCATGATGATAATAAAGAACGTGTGTTGTGGATAGCGTGTTGTGATATGAGTGATAGTCAAGAAGAATTTTATGGTTTAATACATTAATTAAACAAAGGAGAAACACAATGACTAAAGTAAAACCATTACTAGGACGAACGGGTAAACCAGTAGCTAATCAATATGTTATTGAAGATGACCAAGGGAATACATATTTTCAAAGCTATGATAGCATCATTGCTAAGATACCAGACTTACATAATACTACTGCTTTTACTAAAGATGACTTAAATTCCCATAGGTTTCAAATTGTCTTAGATAAAACTTATTGGAATTACAGCGTTACTACGAGTAAGTATCGCAATCAATTCTTAGGTGAATCAACAAAAGAAACGCAAGCCAAAATAGATAGTGGTGAATATAAATTAGTTGATCTAAATAACTAAAGGATAAAACAAAATGAAACTACTTGACATATGTATTGAAGGAGTTACAATAGGTATTATATTATATATCATGATGGTATTAACAACAACACTATAACCTTTTGAGAGAGGTAGAACCATGAAAAAACAAGATGCTGTATTTATAGCTTGTGAACACAGTGGAGCTATAAGAGATAAATGCCTTGACAATGGTATTTTAGCTTTTAGTTGTGATCTATTAGATGGTGAAGGTAAGCACTTAAACTATCATATAAAAGGTGATGTTTTTAAAGCTTATGATATCTTAAGTCAAGTGGTTAACATTAAAATTATGATAGCCCATCCTTCATGTACTTATATTACCAATAGTGGTGTATGTCACCTATGGTCTAACAAGAAGTCAAACGGAGTATCAAGGGGTTTTGATAGGTATACTGATATGATAGAAGCTTGTAACTTCTTTAATGACTTAAGAGACTTACCTATTGAGTTTAAAGCCTTAGAGAATCCTATTCCTCATAAATATGCTAAGGCTATCATAGGTAAATACGATATGCTTACTCAACCATATCATCATGGACATGAGGAGTCTAAAGCTACCTGTTTCTGGCTTGACAATCTACCACCACTATTTAAAACTAGAGTAGTCAAGCCTGTTAAGGGTTCAGCTATGCACAAGCTACCACCAAGTAAAGACCGATGGAAAATAAGAAGTAAAACCTATGAAGGCATTAGTGATGCTATGGTTAGACAATGGATTAAACCAGTTATGAAAGGGATAATATAATGAAATACAAAGTATTAACTAACATGACTTAAAGATTATGATTATTTAATGGGAGAAACACTATGAAAACTGTAATACTACCAAAAGAATACAAATACACAGTAAAGCTACCTTACAATGACGATACTAAACAAGCTATAACAGAGTTAAGGAGACAAGCTAAAGGTAAATTTAAAATAAGAGTTAGAGGCTCAGGCCCTAGAGTTAAGTGGAGTATGCTTGATTCTGATGGTCAGTGTTCTACCATGTATGACCAGTCTCTACCTCTCAAATATGCTACTCATGTTAGACTTTATATTGAACCTGTGGAGATAAAATCATGATAACTGAAATTGAGACTTTAAGGCAAGACCTTGACTACTACTATGAATATTCAGATGATTTCAGAGTATGGAAAAAAGAGCACAAGAAATGGGAATATTATAAAGCAAAGTTATTAATATTTCAAGTTGAGCTGACAAAAGCTCGTAACTTCTACTATGGTGTTTTAAGCTAATGAGAGCTGATTCTAGGCCATTATATAGTAAACCTATATACTGGCTTAGGGTAAGACCTTAAATAGCAACACAAGGCTACTCAGAGCCTCTCTGAGGATATTACAAGGAGACTACCATGCAATTCAAACTAAATGAGCTAAGTACAGCACAAAAGAATCAGTTTAGACCACAAGAGTCAATAGTTGAGTATATAAGATGCTCAGAGTGTTCTACGAGGGAAGAAGCACAAATATCAGTAGGGTTGACAACTAGAGGTATCCAAGTATGGTGTGACAATTGTGACCGTAATGTATTACATATCGAGTTAAAAGGTGACATTAAGTGTGATCCTTATAAACAGGGTAAATTTAATGAAAGAAATAAGAAAAGTCCTATGGCTGAAACTATGAGTGATTATTGTTTAGACTTAAATGGCTTAGGATGCCTTACGTCTACTGATTTAAGACAGAAAAGAATCGAAGAAATGACTGATTCTGGTATAGTAAATAACTTAAGACATCAACATGCTAGTTAAGTGTATGAAAATAAAGGGAAATCATGAGAAAGTTGAAATCCCTATATAAGTATACTTATAGTAATACTTAAAGATTACTTATAGTACACCAGTTATACTAGTTATATACTAGTATATTTTAGACAAGTATAAGAAGGTCTATAGTTAATACATAAGGAGATACCAATGGATAAACATAAAGTAAATCGTTTAGTTACTAGTGATACAAACAACATTATACACGGGGTCAAAGTCACTAGCTATAATTCGGTAGGTGATGAAGTTAATTCTACTTATATTGAAGGTAGCGAGTTACATGATTATGTCTATAGTTGTAAAACCAGGAAATTCACTTCTATTTCTTCTATAGAAAATAAACATAAAAAGTTTGTAGGTAGACCATTGGAGTTGCAATAGTTTTAAATATATGGTATAAGAGAGATGTTTGATGGTTGTTGTCTCTCTCCTTGGGACTTAGGGTATTACTTTTGATATCCTAAGTCCCTACTTAATCTAATCAGGAGATATATTATGAAGATGCCTAAATCACATTATCAAATACGAGTAGTTGAAGCTCCTAATGCTGTGGTAGTGTTTAAAGAAAGGACACCTTTATGTAGACCTCAAGATCCCTATAAAGGTAAATGGAAGGCATCTAATAAGCCTACCTGTGAGGAGTGTCAAAGAAGATTACTACTCACTCAAGAATTTGAGAGTATTGTAGGATATTCTTTTCATACCTCAACTACATTTGCTTTCTAGTATATGAATGAAATAATTATAACTATAATGCTCATGATTCCACCAGCATCTCAAGGTATACACTGGGATATAGGTGAAATACATAACCAACTTCAAGTTACCTTTAAGTCTGGTGTCAAGGCAAGCTATTCTGCTATTCAAGTGCCTTGTCACACTAAGCCTGTCAAAGTAGGATGGGCTGTGTATCATACCAAGTCGATAGGACAGGAGACTTGCTACCTCACTGATACTAATTATCCTGTCATGGTGCGTGGGCCTTGGGTATCTGTTACTACTCAGACCTATAAGCAACGAATAGAAAGATGAGGACTTAAAATGAAATATACTGACACATATAAAGTACAATTCACAGCTGATTCAATTGATTCTATTATAGTACAGACATTACAAACTCAGTATGATGACCTGACGTTATCATTAGAACAACGTAGAGGTAAAGATGGTGGGTATGGTATCTTTCATAGTAATAAGAAAAAAGATGTAGTTGCAATTAAGTCTCATATGAGAGCAACCGAAAAAGTCTTAGAGTACAATATGACAGCTAAGAAGTTTAAAAAGTGGATAACTACTCGATAACAAAGACATTCAAACACAAAGGAGAAACACAATGATAGTCTTAGTTACCTTAGCACTTACTACTTTTAGTTCTTACCTGGTTATGCCTTCATGGTTTGACCACGGCTCCTATAGCCAATACTCCACTCACTCTACCCTTGAAGAGTGTCAGCTAGTCAAGTACGGAACAGATTCACTCTGCGTAGGAGACTCTCCAGCTTACCTTTATGTTAATGATGAAACAGAGAATGTACCAGAGGATTTCAGTAAAGAGATGAAGTTTACCAAGTGTGATTATTGGGCTGGTTGTTATTCGCATAGACCAGTAACAAGGGCTAACACAGTACAATGATCTGGATTGAGAGCTTTCTATCAGTATGGGCTTTAGTAGCTATAAGGATGTTAGCTCAAGGCCACAGGCTAGGCCCAATCGTAGGCTGGTTGGGTCAAGTCCTGTGGGTTTCCATGTGGATATACACTGGTCAGTATGGTTTTATTCTCATTGACGTAGGACTAGGTTATATCTACTTGGAAGCTTATTTGAAAGGAAAAAAGAATGCGTAGACCTATGCAATTGCACCACCGTTTAGGACTCTTCTCTCCTGAAGAGTTAGACAAGATTATAGAGCTAGGGGATTCATTAGACCTAGTAGAGGGTGCAATCTTGGTGAAGGGTAAGGATTCTATAGAGCACAAGAAGAGAAACACTAAGATAGCTTGGGTACACCACACCTTAGATACCTCTTGGATATTCACTAGGATATCTAAGATGTGGACACTTGAACCTATATCTATGCTACAATCATTCCAATACAGTGAGTATCATGTAGATGGACACTATGATTGGCATAGAGATCTAGGTACAGGTGGCGACATCGTGAGTAACAGGGTGATATCAGGTGTTCTTCAGTTGAGTGAACCCACAGATTATAAGGGTGGTCTACTGGAGGTGGAGAATGAGTTCGGGCCTTGTACAGTTGAGAAGGAACGAGGCATGATTACTTCATTTCCTGCTGGATGGAGACACAGAGTTACACCTGTTACTCACGGGGTTAGAAAAACTTTAGTTATGTGGGGGTTACGTTAATGCTCAATAGACAGAAACTCTTAGAAGAAGAAATGATAACCTTAGGAGTCAAAAGGTATCGTCATGAGAATACAGAAGCTAAGAAAGGTAAACATGAGTCTACTACTCCAGCTGGTATTCAATTTATTAGGAAGGGTTGTGGTAAGATTGTCAAAGCTTTAGACAAACTTAAACTTGACTATGTAAAAGGTGTACCTACCCAGTGTGAAAAAGAAGTAATGGAGCTACTTACTAACTCAGTCTCTTCTGAGGTAGTAGCATTCCTAGCTCTTAAAGCTTGTGTTAACCATTTGTCTACTCCAGTTAAGTTAGTCAAGGTAGCCTTAGAGATAGGCTCATTCATAGAAGATGAGACAAGGTTCAGAGCCTTTGCTAAAGAGAACGCACCCTTGTTTGGTGTGGTGACTAGAGATCTCTCTAAGAGAACTACAAACTACAGGAAACAAAAGAGAGTCCTTGTACACTCAGCTAATAAAGCAGGGATTGAGTGGCATAACTGGTTAACAGCAGATAAAACCAGGCTAGGTACTCTCCTAGTCAAGATGGTTTGTGAAGCTACCAAGCTATTTGAGATAAAGAAACACACCAATGATAGCCATAAGAAGTTTAAAAAGGTATTCTGGCTTGAAGCTACTGAAGCTTCACTTAAATGGATAGATAATAAGAACAGTGTATGTGAGTTATTGTCTCCTGTTAAGATGCCTTGTTTAATATACCCTAGAAAATGGGAAAGCGTGTATGATGGTGGGTACTACCAGTATACTAGAATGAATTTGGTTAAATCTTCAGATGCAACATATCTTCAGCAGTTAGATAATACTAATTTGAAGGAGGTGTTTCATGCAACTAATATCGTACAAGGCACAGGGTGGAGAATTAACAGTAAGGTCTTTGAGGTTATGGAAGCCTTATATGACAATCAGTCAGTGTGTAAGGTCATCCCAGAAGCTGGACAGAGACACATGGAAACGTCATACCCTAAGACAGGGACGAAGGAAGAAATAATAGAATGGAAAAGAACTGCTACTTTACTTCACAGTGAAAATGTCAGACTTAAGACTAAGCGTATACAATTCGCTCAACTTATGTGGATGACAAGAAAGTTTAAAAATGAAAAAGCTATCTATTTCCCTCATACCTTGGACTTTCGTGGACGTATGTATGCCAACACAGCCTTCCTCAATCCCCAAGGTGAGGATACCGCAAAAGGCTTGCTGGAATTCTCTACGGGAAAAGCTTTGGGTGCTTCAGGACTTGCATGGCTCAAGGTACACATCAGCAATTCTTGGGGATTCGATAAAGCATCCTTGGAAGACAGAGTAGAATGGACAGAGAACAATGAGGATATGATTATGCGAATAGGTATTGATCCTCTTGAAAGCCGTGAGTGGATGGATGCAGATAAACCTTGGCAATTCCTTAGGGCTTGCTTTGAGTATGTCTGCTGTAATAACAATGAGGACTATGTATCTCACCTACCTGTCACGGTTGATGGTAGTTGTAATGGTCTCCAACATTTCTCTGCTATGCTTAGAGATGACATTGGTGGATCGGCAACTAATCTTATTAATCATGAGCAACCAGAGGACATCTATGAAATTGTCAGAAGAGAAGCAGAAAATGCGATGGTGCTTGACAATAATCCTGAGTTTAATATATGGGGTAGCGGTGGTTGTCTTTCTCGTGCCTTGGTTAAACGCCCTGTAATGACTACTCCGTATGGTGCTACATTATACGGTATGAGAGATCAAATACATGAAGAACTTAAAAAGCAGCTGGATAAAGGAGTGGTATTTCCAGGTATTGATAGTAGTACTGATATGTGGCCTCATTGTAAATATCTGGCTTTTCATATCTATGAAGCTATTGGAAGGGTTGTTATATCTTCTAGGTTAGGCATGAAGTGGCTACAGGATGTAGCTAAAGCCTCTAACAAATTGAAGAGACCTATCTATTGGACATTACCTACAGGCTTTGTAGTTAAACAAAAGTACATAAGGTCAATAGTTAAACAAATTAAGACTATAATAAATGGACGTATGGCTTCTTTATTTGCAGGAAGTAGTGATGCTGAGAAGATGCACACATTTAGACAGGTCAATGGTATTGCACCTAACTTTGTTCATAGTTTAGATGCCTGTCACCTTATGAAAACTGTAGTGAGTGCTAAAGATAATCATGGTATTGAATCGTTTGCTGTAGTGCATGATTCTTTTGGTACTCATGCTTGTGACATAGAACAACTAGGTATGGTGCTCAGAGAAACCTTTGTAGACATATACAAAGAAGATATATTGAAAAAATTTATGGAAGAACAGGGAGACTTAGAGTTGCCTAGTCTTCCTGAGTATGGTAAGTTAAACATTGAGGACGTAAAAAATGCAGAGTTCTTTTTTAGCTAATTCAAATGTAAAGAATGTGTCAGCAGGAATGATGACAGTAGTAGATGCAATACATAATTTTAGCAAGGCAGAAAGACACGCTATCATTCTTAGTGTGTTTAATTGTTTGTATAACAATAAGCTTCAAAAGATGTACAGTGTTACAGATGTAATGATGATGGTAGACACAATGAGAGAAGAGTGCAAACGCACAAAAGTTCCTGAATTTGGGGGAGCAGAACGCTACATCAAAGGAGAATTATAATGGCAAAGCAGAAGTTGGACACCCATGTATCACCCGCAGGAATTGCAGTATACCCTTGGTTGAACAAGCCTGACACTAAGTTTGATGCTGATGGAGTTTTCTCAGTTAAGCTTATCTTTGATAAAGCTGCAACTAAGAAGATTAGTGACGTTGTTAAGCCTCTGATGAATGGTGGTAAAAACAATCCTATCAAGCCTGAGCTAGATGATCAGGGTGAAAAGACAGGTAAGTACGTTGCTAACTTTAAGATGAAAGCTCATGTTAAAACTAAAGGTGGTGATGAGTGGGATCAAACGCCTGTCCTGGTTGACTCTGATGGTAACAGGGTGGTTGCTGCAATAGGTGGTGGTAGTAGACTACAAGTACTATACGAGGCTGTACCTTATGATGCTATGGGTGGTGGTGTTAGTTTGAGAATGAAGAAGGTACGAGTGCTTGACCTCGTAGAGTATGAGTCTAAAGTTGATGATACTAATTGGGGTGAAGAAAAAGGTAGTTATGTAGCACCTAAAGATGAATTCAAAGAAGCCGAGGAAGAAGAAATAGATGACGATGAAGAGTTCTAAGAGTCAGATGCGTAGAGGTATAGTAGAAGGGTATCGTTCAGGTCTTGAGTCCTCAGTAGGAAACCAACTTGCTACTGCCAAAGTTAGGTGGGAGTATGAGTCTGAACGTATCCCGTATACTCCTAGACAACGAACTTATACTCCTGATTTTATTATCAAGGGTGAAGTAAGTAAGATGTACATAGAAACAAAGGGTAGGTTCCTTGGGTCAGACAGGACTAAACACCTTCTGATCAAGGAGCAACACCCTCAGTTAGATATAAGATTTGTCTTTACTAACCCGAATCAAAAACTATATAAGGGAGCTAAGACAACGTATGGAGAGTGGTGCGAAAAACATGGATTTATCTTTTCCAAAGGAAGCATACCAGAATCTTGGCTCAGAGAGTGTCTGCCTAAGACATGAGCCTTGTCCTTCCTGTGGATCAAAAGACAACTTAGCGAGGTATGATGATGGACACGCTTTCTGCTTTAGTATTGACTGTGATCATTATGAGCATAGTGATCGTAGCCCTTCTAGCAATAATCAGAACCAACCAAAAAAGAATAAAGGAACTTTTACTCCAATTGGAGGAGAGTTCAAGGAGATTTCAAAAAGAAAAATATCGGAATCTACTTGTAGGAAGTTCGGGTACAAGATTGGAAAATACGAAGGAAAGCCAGCACACCTTGCAGCATTTATACAAGATGGAGTAGTAGTAGGGCAGAAGGTTAGACTTAAAGGTAAAGAGTTTAGAACTATAGGTGATTGTTCTGATCTTTGGGGCAAACATTTATGGAGTAGTGGTAAGAAGATATGTATATCTACAGGAGAATTAGATGCACTTAGTATTGCAGAAGCTCAAAGCTGTAAGTGGCCTGTGGTCTCCATTCCTAGTGGTGACAAGTCTGCTAAAAAAGTGGTGGCAAAAAATTTGGAGTGGCTACTTGGTTTTGATGAAACGATTCTTATGTTTGATATGGATAAGTCAGGGCAGAAAGCAGCTACAGAAGTGGCTGAACTATTCCCACCAGGACGTTGCAAGATTGCCAGATTGGGAAAGAAGGATGCGAGTGACTTACTATGTGAAGAAGGAGGATCAGCAGTAGTAGATGCTATCTGGAGAGCTAGAGTACATAGACCAGATGGTATCATAGCAGGAGCTGACACATGGGACTTAGTTAATTGTCCTATGTCAGCTAGTGATCATGAGTACCCTTGGCAAGGACTTAATGATAAAACTTTAGGAGCACGAAAAGGTGAAATTGTTACATTCTGTGCTGGAACTGGTGCAGGTAAATCTACAGCTGTTAAAGAAATCGCTTCTTATTTTCACAGTAAGGGTGAGACTATCGGCTATATTGCTTTGGAGGAGTCTGTTAGACAAGCTGCCGTAGATTTCATGTCTATTGAAGCTAACATGATGTTACACTTGGAGAAGGATTTAGATGAGGAGTTTAGGAGACATATATGGGAGAAAGTATTTGCAGATAACAGATTATATTTGTATGATCATTGGGGGAGTTTAGATGCTGATGTTTTGTCTAGCCGTATTCGTTATCTCGTTCATTCCTGCGATGTTTCTTGGATTGTGCTTGATCATCTCAGTATTATGGTCAGTGGAATTGAAGGTGGAGATGAAAGAAGGCTGATAGATAATATAATGACACAGCTTAGGTCATTAGTTGAAGAACTTAATATTGGGATGTTCATTGTCTCTCACTTAAAGAGACCTCAACAAGGAAAGGGGCATGAAGATGGTAAACAAGTCAATCTCTCAGATCTTAGAGGGTCAGGAAGCATTGCTCAACTCAGTGATTTCGTCATTGGACTTGAAAGAGACCAACAACAGGACGGTGAGACCTCTGTTAGAGTACTTAAGGCAAGATATAAAGGCTCATCTACAGGACTTGCAGGGAGCCTCTTCTATGACACAGTTACAGGCAGACTCAGAGAGTGTGGAGATACAAAAACTGAAGGAGACACTTCTAAGCATGAAGCACTGCCTTTCTAAATTAGAAGATCAAGTGTATCCTAAAAGAAGTATATTTCAGGAGAGACCATGAGCTTAGACTTAATAGTAGACATAGAGACAGATGGGTTACTTCCTACTGTTACTAAAATACATTGTATTGGTATGTCTGTAGTTGAAGCTGAAGCAGGTCAAGTCTTTGCTAACCAGGAACCTTATGATTGCTTTGAGGATGCACTAGAGATCATGAGTTCTGCTAAGTCTATTACTGGACATAATCTTATTGGGTATGACCTACCAGTACTAAAGAAAATATTAGGGTGGACACCTAGTAAGCACACAGAGATCATTGATACTCTTGTGCTCTCTAGGTTGTGCCACACTAATCTGTATGAAGTAGATGCTAAGGAACGTAGTATTGATAACAAGCTCTATGGTTCTCATAGTCTTAAAGCTTGGGGTCAAAGAATAGGTGTGTTGAAGAAAACTTTAGGTACAGAAGCAGAAGATATTTGGAGTAAGTTTACTCCTGCTATGGCTGAGTACTGTGTTCAAGATGTATCAGTTACGGCTCACCTAAAGTATCACTTTGATGTACTAGAGTATTCTGAGGATGCTGTAGACATAGAACATAAGTTTGCACAGATCATTCAAAGACAGGTAGAACATGGCTATGCGTTTGATGTAAACAAAGGTAAGGAACTTTATGTAGGACTACTCAAACGTCAAGAAGAGTTAGGGTCAGCTCTTAGATCAAGTTATGGTAGTTGGTTTGTTGATGAAGGTGAAGTAACTCCTAAAGTTAGTAGTAAGAAAAGAGGTACTAGCAAAGGAGCCGTGTATAATAAGATCAAACAGGTAGAGTTTAATCCTAACTCTAGGGATCATATTTCTAGGTGTTTGAAGAAGCAAGGATGGAAACCTACAGAGTTTACGTCTGGAGGTAAACCTAAGATAGACGAGTCAGTATTGAGTAAGTTACAGTTACCTAATTGTCAGGAACTTAAAGAGCACTTCTTAATATCTAAACGTATCTCACAATTAGCGGAGGGAAATCATGCTTGGCTTAAACTTGAACGTGGAGGGCGTATCTATGGATCAGTTAATACAAATGGGGCCGTCACTGGGCGTTGTACTCATAGCAACCCTAATGTGGCACAAGTCCCTGCATCATACAGTCCGTATGGTACTGAGTGTCGTAGCTTGTTTAGAGCTAGTAAGAATCATGTATTGGTTGGCTGTGATGCTGATGGTCTTGAACTTAGAGCATTAGCAGGATACCTTAAAAAATATGATGGAGGTATATATGCCAAAGCAGCAGTCGATGGTACTAAAGACAACGGAAGTGACGTTCACTCCCTCAATAGAGATGCACTTGGACTATCATCAAGAGATACTGCAAAGACTTTTTTCTATGCTTTCATTTACGGGGCAGGAGATCAAAAGCTTGGTAAGATTCTTGGGGGTGGTGCAAAGAGAGGCAAACAAGGACGAGCTGCCTTGTTATCTGGAGTCAGCGGTCTCTTGGAGCTTACCGAAAAGGTTAAGCAAGTCTTCAGGAGGCGAGGGCATCTCATTGGTCTTGACGGTAGGCAACTACACATACGTTCAGAACACTCTGCTTTAAATACATTGTTACAAAGTGCAGGAGCTATACTCATGAAGAAAGCTTTAATCTTACTAGATGAACGTCTTAAGATGCAATATCAAGAAGGTGACTATGAGTTTGTAGCAAATATTCACGATGAGTTTCAAATAGAGGTTAAAGAAGAGTATGCAAAAGAAATTGCATCCCATGCAGCTGAGTCTATTCACAGAGCAGGACAATACTTTGAATTTGGCTGCCCACTTTCCGCAACTAGCCACATTGGAAAGACTTGGGCTGACACACATTAAAACTTTAGAAGACTTAGTAGTTTTTATGAAGCAAATGACTACTGTTTTAAATAATCTTAATCCTAATGGAAACAAAAACAAAGCAGATAAACGAGCTTATGATGCTTACTACTATAAAATTAAAGCAGGGTTCTTTGCTTGGTTGTTTGATTTTACTTGTCAAGATTGTGGATTAGTTAATGAAACAAGAACTTTTAACTTTCATCATGTTGTTCCAGAAGATAAAGAGTTGACTATCTTAATGAACACTGGTATGAAAGATAAAATTAAACTACTTAAAGAATTACTTAAATGTGTCTATATATGTGAAAACTGTCACTATCAAAGACACGCTGAAATGGGAGATGTAGATGAAGACTTCAAGGCTATTAATAGACGGAGACATACTTACATACAGAACTTGTTGGGCTGTCCAGAATGAGGTAGAATGGCCTGATGGTATAGTTACTACTGCTACTAACCTAGCAGAACTTAAAGCTCAAGCTGATATAACCATAAGATATTGGCAGGAGAAGATAGGCATATCTAATTTTATTATATGCTTCTCTCCTAGAGAGTCAAAATATTTTAGGCACAAAATTTTAGAAGATTATAAAGGCAATAGAAAATCCACAAAGAAGCCTCTAGGTTATCATTCTCTGGTGGAATACCTTAAGGAAGCTCATACTACTTTTACCTTACATGATTGTGAAGCTGATGATGGTCTAGGTATCTTAGCTACTGATGGTAGTCATTCTAGGAATGTGATTGTTAGTATTGATAAGGACATGTTGACAATCCCATGTGAATACTTTAATATAGACAGTGAAGTAATTGAGACTGTGACTGAAACTCTTGCAGATTATATGCACTTGTACCAAACACTAGTAGGTGACTCCACTGATAACTACAAAGGATGTCCTGGTATTGGGCCTAAGAAAGCAGTAGAAATACTTAAGACTCCTACTTGGGACAGTGTACTTACAGCTTTTCATAAGGCTGACCTTACTGAAGAAGATGCACTAAGACAGGCTAGGGTAGCTAGGATATTAAGAGCTGATGACTATGACTTTAAAACTGAGGAGGTAATATTATGGGAGCCGTCAAGAGCATGATGTATTGTGATGAATGTGGACAAGACAAGGAAGATCACATGGCATACTGTAAGAGTCAAGAGTTGAATGATCAGTGGAAAGGTGGTAGTACTAACATACGTCCTAGTTACTACGCTAAATATAAGATTGATCCTTGGACATTTATTATAGAGAATCAATTAGGGATGGACGTAGGTTCAGTAGTTAAATATGTGGTACGACACCGTGATAAGAATGGTGTTGAAGATTTAAACAAAGCAATAAAGTGTATTGAAATGATGAAGGAGTTTTACTATAATGAAAAAAGTTAGAGAGTTTCATGAGAAGATGGAGTTAGCCATTGATCAACCTTACAGCAAAGAGTTAATGGACTTTAGGTTACGGCTCCTCTTTGAAGAGATACAAGAGTTAGCAAGTGCAGCTCTTGATATTGAAACTAATACACACCCAGAAGAACGTCATGTTATGATGCAAGACTTACTTAAAGAAATGTGTGACGTAGTATATGTGATTAAAGGTATGGCAGTATCATTTGGGATGGACTTTGATAAAGCATTTAAGTTAGTCCATAAGTCTAACATGAGTAAGCTACCACTAATCAAGGACGCTAATGGTAAAGTCCAGAAGGGCTTGAACTATGAGCCTCCTGTACTGGAGGGATTAATTAATTGACTGAACATAGGTATGTTTATGTAGTAATTAAACAAAATTGTGACGATGAATGGTTTGTACACCCTGAGATACAGAAATGTTTTGAACACTATGAGGACGCTTCACGTTACTGTGAGTCTATCTATAATGGAACTAGTATAGAAGGTAAGTCTTATATCTCTTTAGGTATCAGGAGGTTTATATATGAGTAGCCCATCGGTGAGAGCACAAGTAATAACAAGGCGTACCTACAATAGACCTACAGAGACAGGGTATGAGTCTTGGGAGCAGACTGTAGATAGAGTTATACGTCACCAAGGATGGCTATGGGATAGAGCTTTAGGTAAGCCTAACCCTGATGGTGTGTACTATCAGTCTGTCTGTGCAGAGCTAGAAGAACTACGTCAGCTTATGTTAGACCGTAAGGTGATGGTATCAGGTAGGACACTGTGGTTAGGAGGAACTGATGTAGCTAAGAAGAGAGAAGCTAGTCAATTTAATTGTGCTCATCTTAAAGTGGAGACTATTCATGACGTTGTGGACTCTTTGTGGCTCTTGTTACAAGGTTGTGGAGTTGGCTTTACGCCAGTTGTCGGCACACTTAGCGGATTTACGTCACCCATTACCACCATTGAAGTCCTTAGAAGTAAGCGAACCAAGAAAGGTGGACACGAAGGAAACAAAGAATCTTTTGATGCCGATACCAGGACTTGGACAATTACAGTTGGAGACTCCGCTGAAGCTTGGGCAAAAAGTATCGGTAAGCTTCTGGCTTACAAAGGGAAAGCTACAAAGCTCATTCTCGATCTCACACAGCTCAGACCAGCAGGGCAACGGTTAGCAGGGTACGGTTGGATCTCCTCAGGTGATCGCCCATTGTCCAAAGCCTTCACAGCTATAACACAGATTCTAAACAAGAAGTCTGGACAGCTGCTGAGTAAGATGGACATACTAGATGTCATGAACTGGTTAGGTACGGTGCTATCCTCTCGTAGATCAGCAGAGATAGCTTTGGTTTATCATGATACTCCAGAGTGGGAGCAGTTTGCTAGAGCTAAAGATAACCTTGCTACTTCTCCTCACCGTTCTCAATCTAATAATAGTGTAGTCTTTTGGAAGGAACCTACTGATGCACAACTGGGACAAGTCTTTGAAATTATTAAAGAAAGCGGAGGTTCAGAACCAGGAATTATCAATGGAGCAGAGGCAAGAAGAAGAGCACCTTGGTTCTCAGGAGTCAATCCTTGTGCCGAAATCCTCCTTGGAAATAAAGCTTTCTGTAATCTTACCGAAGTCGATGTTGGAAAATTCAGGGATGATAACGGAGGACTCGATAGAGCACTCTATGTTACAGCTAGGGCGAACTATAGGCAAACACTGGTCAACCTTGATGATGGAATCTTACAGAGAACATGGCATGAGAACAACGAATATCTTAGACTATGCGGAGTTGGTCTCACCGGAATTACCACTAGAGAAGACCTCAATGAATACGACTATAAAAGATTTAAAAACATAGCAGTACATGGGGCATACTCAATGGCAGATGAGCTAGGTACTCAACGTCCTAAGAACGTCACTACTATTAAACCTAGTGGTACATTAAGCAAGATCATGGACACTACTGAGGGTTGTCATAAGCCTATTGGCAAGTACATCTTTAACAATGTTAACTTCTCTATCAATGATCCTATGCTACCTAAGCTTAGGGAAGCAGGGTATCATGTGGTGACTAATCCTATTGATGAACACAATGCTATTGTGACCTTTCCTGTATGTTGGGATAACATAAGATTTACTAAAGAGGGAGACAAGTATGTTAATGACGAGACGGCTCTTGAACAACTGGCAAGGTACAAGTTACTCATGGATTCTTACGTTGAACAGAACTGCTCGATTTCTGTTTATTATAAAGAGGATGAAATTCCTGCTATTAGATCTTGGCTTAAAACTAATTGGTCTAGCTACGTTGGTGTTAGCTTTCTTCCCGTTACTAATACCGTCTATGCGTACCTCCCACAAGAAGTAGTTACTGAAGAAAAATACAATGAGTATGTAGCACAGTTAAATGACGTAGATTTTAGTGACACTGATAGCACACATGAGCTGGAAAATGATGAGTGTGTTACTGGTGTTTGTCCTACTAAATGAAAAGTGAAGTGAGTATACAAAAATATCAAGTCTTTAGGAGAGCCTTACATGAATTTTGAGAATGACATAGTAATAACTGATGGTCTACTAAGGGTACTAGAAGATAACTTTGGTTCACATTTAGTATACAATTGTGATACTTGGGAACAAACTTGTGAACTTAAAGGTCAACTTAAAGTATTACAGTGGTTAAAGGATAAGCAGGAAGAATTAAGAGAAGATCAGTTTAAGAATACAGAACAAATTAATATAAATACTAGTTAGGAGAAGAATGTGTTAAACCTATTGTCAGTCCTTATGTGTGGAGGAGCACCAAGAATACCACCGCCACCCCCACCTCCACCTCCACCTCCCCCACCTCCTAGTCCTCCAGCTCCTATTGCTACTGTATCGGCTTCTGCTAAGAGTCCTACAGAGAAAGCAACTACTAAAGCTAAGACTAGGACAGCAAGGAGAGCTACAGGTAAGTCGAGGTTCAGAACTCCTAGTGCAGGTGGGCCTACTGGATTGAATATAGGTTAGACTATGTGTAACCCAGTATTTGCAGGAGTTGCTATAGGTACAGCAGTTGGAGCTGTAAGTTCAGCAGTTACTGGTGGAGATGTATTACAAGGTGCATTAATAGGTGGTGCTCTGGGAGGGTTTACTCCTGGTTCCATAGGAGTATCAGCGTCACAATCAGCAGGTAAATCTATTGCTTTTAATCTTACTGATTTTGCTATAGGTTCAGCTGTTAGTTTAGCTGGTAGTTATGCTATGAATACACTTATGCCAAAGGCTCCAGACTATACAGGCTACACTCCAGCTGGTCAACAAGTAGCAGAGCAACAACAGTTTAACAGTCAACAAATAGCTACCACAGGTAGTGGTGGCAGACAAGCAAGTGCTTCTTTAGCTGAAGCTATACAACGAAGTAAGCAACGTAAACTATCTCAAGCAGACGTAGGTGATCTTAGTATTGACACTTCTGCTTTTGCATCTACAGGACTTCAATTCGCATGACACAAGAGACAGGACTTAGTAAAAGATACAGTGACCTAGCTGTATACCGACAGTGTTTCTTGGAGGAAGCTTGGGATGCAGCTGAGTTAACTTTACCTTTTATTCTTCCTAGAAATGCTACATACAATCAAACATTACCTACTCCATACCAAGGGGTAGGAGCAAGGGGCATAAATAATTTAACAGCAAAATTATTATTGACTTTGTTCCCACCGAATTCTCCATTCTTTAAGTTTCAAATAGATGATTTCACACTAGAAGAACTAGAAGCTCAACGTGCTCCAGTAGAGGAAGGACTGAACTCTATGGAGAGAGCAGTCATGGATGAGATAGAAGGTAAGGCTATGCGTGTACCACTCAATGAGTGTATACGTCATCTACTTATCACAGGTAA